GCACAAATTTTGCTAGCGTAGGCATTAGCATATGCTGACGGGTACACTTTAAATTTTCGCTTCGCTGCGGCTTTACCTCTAGGACATAACTTTGTCATTATTTTTTCCTCACTGTTTGTTTTGCTCTTGCAAAGTCAGATGCTTTTGGTGCACCCTTTGCACCTTTCTTTCGCATCTTACCTCCACGTTTTCTTTTAGCGTGAATGTTTGCATATAAACCTTTACCAGCCATTATGTTCTACCCCCACGTCTAAAAAATTTTTTTCCTCGCAAAGCCTCCAAACGTGCAGAAGGCTTTGTAGGTTTCTTTTTTTTCTTACCTTGCAAACTTTTTAATAATTTTTGCAAGTTTTTCTTGCTAGACATTATCTATTGATTTTGCCTTTTTTCTTCATCTTGCTTCCGAATCTTCCGTAAGACTCATCTCTGCTAGCTTTTAACTGTGCAGGTGTTCTTTTTTTTCTGATTCTCATAGCTATAGACTCATCTTTTCTAGCTTTGAATCCTTGTTTTTTCTTACCAACTTTTTTCACGCTTCCTCCTTTTTTCATCATTTTTCCGCCTTTCATTCCCATGTCAGGTGAATAAAAACCAGATGCTTCGTCTTTTCTTCGAGTGCCAGAAATCATTCCTCTTCCGCCACCCATCATTTTTGCACG